TGGTCTAAGTAATCAATGGGCAGTACCTATGCAGTTTCTCGACTCTCCAGCAACAACCTCCGCCACTACATACAAAATCCAAACCAGTTCAAACGCCAGCAGTCAGATCGTCTACATAAATAGATCGTACAATGACACGGATGCCATCGGACAATTCCGCGGTGTCAGCACAATCACCGTGATGGAAGTACCCGCCTAACCTAGCGTCCCCCGTCGAGTCGCAACCAACCAGGCGCGTCCCCCGCCTAGAATAAAAATCTAAGAAAGAAGCATAATGTTCGGAAGTAACGTACAACCAAAAAAGATAATTCGAGAATCCCCAAAAGAATCTTGGAGTTGCATGAAGTGTAGCACGGAGAATAAGCGTTATATGGTTAAGTGTTCTTCTTGTGGCGAGCGACGGGATGGCTAATTATAAGTGGTCGGATGATAAACTAGACTCTGCTGGTTTGCAGGATATTATGCTTGGCTTTCCTGAGAAGATGGGTTGGTTTATCTCTAAGGGTTACTTGCCTCATTATTATCAAGCCTTGTTTCATTGTGATTCTAATGATGAGAAGGTTACACGATTCAGGCATCTTATCGCTGGGCGACGCGGAGGGAAGACTCTCTCTGCTGCGTGGGAAGTACTCTTCTATTGCCTCTTTCCAGCCCAGTTTCATCTTGACGCGCACGGTAAAGAGAAGGATACACCCTTATGGGTATGGGCATTATCCTCCTCGTACAAGGTTGGGCGACCATCCTATATTACTTTTCGTAATATTTGTATTGATGCTGGTCTTATCATTGGTAAAGACGTTAAAGAGAATAAGGGTGGCTTGCGTTTCGAGTTTGATAATGGTAGTATGGTCGAATTTAAGTCGGCTGAAGACCCTCAAGCCCTTCGCGGCGCTGGACTAGACATTCTTTGGATGGACGAAGCAGCGTTTATTAGGGACGAAGAGGCTTGGAACGTAGTTAGACCATCCCTATCCGACAAGATGGGACTACTAATCACAACAACCACGCCTAATCAGAAGAATTGGTTCTACGAAGAGTTCTTTTCTAAGGATTCTAAGGCGGATCTTACTAATAGTAGGGTAGAGTATCGTAGTATTGATAATCCTTACTTTGCTCGTAGTGAGTGGGAATACGTTAAGGCACGTTACCACCCATTATTGTTTAATCAAGAGTATTGTGCGTCGTTTGATTCTATGGCAGGCCGCGACTTGTCTGGCGAATGGCTTAAATACTATGAGGACGAGGATCTTCCTCGCAATGAGGACGGATCTAAGAAGAAACTCCGCGTATACATCGGAGTAGACCCTGCTATTAGTACTAGTATTCGTGCTGACAGGTTCGTTCTTACCGTCATCGGGGTTGCTGACTCTAACGAGGTCTTCTTGTTAGAACAATTAGCGGCTCGTATACCTTTTGTGGATCAGTTAGAGCGTATTGAAGAGTATTATATTAAATGGAAGCCTGAAATCATCGGCATCGAGTCGAACGCATATCAGGCCGCGCTTGTTCAGCAGGTTGAACGATTATCTTCGATGCCTCCGGTTATTCCTATGCTTGCTCGCGGCAAGAAGTATGAACGTATCCTCGCAATGAGTCCATTGTTCCGTATCGGTAAGATTCGTATTAAACGAGAACACCGAGACTTCATTGACGAGTGGATTAATTATGATGCTAGTGTAAGTAACTCTAAAGACGATTGTCTTGATAGTATGGAGATAGCGTTGCGTACGGCTGGTGCTCTTCTAGGAGAATCCTTGTTTGAAACTACTCCAGAAGAAACGTTTGGTTTACCCCGATGGGTACTAGACGATAGGCCGGGAGTTAATAAAAAAGAAGATCGTTACATTGATGAAGTTATGGGGAGTTTATGGTGAGTAATCTTACAGAGTTTAGTATTTACGCTACTGGTGCGGATGCGATCACAGGAGAACGTATCTCTCCCGGCGAAAGCGTACTAGATACTAACATTAACAATAGTGTCACGCCGTACATGACGGACACACTTACACGATTCGTTAAGGAGTCTACAATTGTTTGGTTGGCAGAGTCGGCAGGATACACTCTTACTCGAAGTGATGCGGGAAATCCTAGCGACACAACGGACTTGGGTGGAGAAGATGTTATTGTTGGAGGAGGAGAAACTCCGACTGGAAACTCTAAGGTTAGAGGGAAGTCGCCCGTTAAGTGATGTTCCTATGGGACAACTTCGCGTTAACGAGGATGAGCAAGATGCAGACTGGGCTTTAAATACTGGACTAATTAGTCCTTCAGAGTATAAAGAATTATTGTCAAAGGCGGGACTTTCGCCTGACGAGGTAGAGTTTCTATAAAAATTAGAGGGGAGCGTGATCCGTACTGTTTTGGATGAAGCATTGATGATTGAGAATGGTGATGAGTTCCCTCCCGCTTCGGGGCTAGTTAAGCGTGTCGATGAGTTAGTGCGTCAACGAGAGTTGTTGGAGCGCCAATGGAAACTAAACTTAGCCTTCTTTAAGGGTAAGCAGTACGTCTTTTATAATCGGCGTAGTCGTCGTATTGAGAGTATGCCTACTGATGATGGTGATAAGCCTCGTTATCGTGTGCGTCTGGTTGCTAATCAGATTGCTCCTCATACTATGAGTCTTCTTAGTCGGTTAACTAAGACTAAGCCTACTTTTTTTGCTACTCCGGGTCAGGCTTCTTACGAGGCTATTAAGGCTACTGAGGTTGCTGAGACTCTGCTTGATTTCTGGTGGGATAAGTTTAATCTTAGTGAGAAGCGCGAAGAAGCGATTATGTGGGGTATCATTTGTGGTAATGGTTTCTGGAAGGTTAGTTGGGATACGAGTGTTGGTTCTAGTATTAAGTTGATGATTAATCCTCAGGGTCAACCTATTCTTAGTCCTCTTGTTGAACACTTTTTTCGTGACGAGTTGGAGAAGTCTGGTATGGATCCAAGGATGTTTGAGAAGGAAGTCTTTGAGGGTGAGATTAGGGTTGATGTTCTTGCTCCTTTTGATGTTCTTCTTGATGATACTGCTCAGGTGTTTGAGGATTGTAAGTATGCTATTTGTATGCATCCGATGAGTAGTGAGGAGATTTATACTCGTTATGGTGCGCGGTTGAAGGCTAATGCTGTTAATCAGTATCCTGATGAGACTCTTCCGGGTACTTATAATATGAGTGCTGGTAAGACTAAAGAGAATGTGCGTGTTGTTTATTATGGTTACTTCTTGCCTACGGCTGATAAGCCTGAGGGTAGGTATGTGGTGTTTGTTAAGTCTCCTGATATTGTGTTGTATGATGGTCCTTGGCCTTATCCGTTTAAGATGCTTCCTCTTGTTAAGTTTCCGGGTATGCGTGTGCCGGGTCAGTTGTATGATTCGAGTGTTGTTGAGCAGGCTATTCCTCTTCAGAAGGAATTGAATCGTACGCTTAGTCAGATGATTGAGTATAAGAATCTTACGTTGAAGCCGCAGATGTTGGCTCCGGTTGGTTCTTTGCGTCAACGTATGACTGATGAACCGGGTGCTATCTTTGAGTATAATCCGGTGGCTGGTAAGGTGCCTGAGGCTATTCCTCTTCCGGGCTTGCCGTCGTATGTGTTTGAGCATGTGCAGGATCTTGGTCAGCGTATTCGTGATACGTTTGGTTTGAATGAGATTCTTCAGGGTGATGTGCCTCCTAACGTGGAGGCTGGTGTCGCTATCGACTTGTTGCAAGAGGCAGCAACGGATCGTCATGCTCCACAGATCCTTATGCTTGAGAAGTCTCTAGAACGTGCTGGTAATATGATGCTTCAGTTGGCTCAGAAGTATTATACTGAGCCGCGTATGCTGGTTATTAATGGTGCTGGTAGTCGTCCTAAGATTGAGCGTTTTGAGTCTGCGGATATTATTGCTGGTGTTGGTGTTCGTGTGGAGACTGGTTCCGGGTTGCCTCGTACTCGTGCGGGTAAGCAGGCGCGTGTTATGCAGATGCTTCAGATGGGGCTTCTTACTCCTACTAAGGCGTATAAGTATCTTGATATGGCTGACTTCAAGTCGCTTCAGGCACAGTTTCAGGCTGATGAGGAGCAGGCTAGTCGTGAGCATGATAAGTTGATGGATGGTATGGTTGTTAATGAGGCTGCTGCGCGTATGGCTCAGGAGCAACTTATGATGAGTATGATGCAGGTTGATCCGAATACTGGACAACCGATGCCTATTGATCCTGCTGCGTTGCAGGCTAGTGTTGAGGCTGGGTTGCAACCGTTGGCGTATGAGAATAAGAATATTCATTTGGAGCAGCATGGTTTGTATATGAAGTCTCCAGAGTTTGAGGATCTTCCGTCTGATGTGCGTGATCGTTTCTATAAGCATTACGAGTTGACACAAATGGCGTTGACGAGTGAGACTGTTCCGCAGGGTTCGGCTCCTCGTGTGTCGTACCAGTTCCGTGGCGCTGTTGGGCCTACGGCTACTAGTAAGATTCTTGCTCAGGGTGGCGTGGCTGGTGTTACGCCTGAAGAGTTGCTTGAGCCTAGTCTTGATACGGTGGTTATTGATAATAAGGATAAGCCTAATGCTGAGGGTCAGCCGGGTAATCAAGTTATGGATTATCAGCAGAAGCAGTTGCAGGATCTTATTACGCAGGATTCGAAGGATCAGCAGGCTTTGTCTTT